ACGCCCCGTCCAAGACAGGCCACAACAACGGCATGCGCGTGCGGCGCATCGGCAACGTCGTGCAGTTCGACCTCCGAGCTGGCGGCGGCTGGAACGCTGGAACCATAGGGACCACTGTAAAGAACCTCTCGCAGACCATCCCAGCAGGCTATCGACCAGCGAGCTACGTGCAGTTCCCCGGCTCTGTCCCTGGCTCGAATATTCACTGCTACGCAGCTGTCAACGCAGGCACGGGAGTGGTGAGCATCTACTGCTCAGCCAACACCTACTACTACACCTTCTCGACAACATGGATAACAGAGGACGATTGGCCTAGCTAGGAGGAAACATGAAGTACGTGACAGTTGAGCTGCAGACCATGGAGGACGGCTCCGTAGCAAACCTCACCACCGTCTGGGATACCAGACCGCAGGCAGAGAGCGCGTTCCACACCGTTCTCGCCGCAGCGGCGCAGAGCGGGCTTCCCGCGCACTCCTGCACGCTGCTGGATAGCGAGGGCCACTTGATTGATTGGCGCTGCTACTTCAAAGAGACCGAGGAAGAATAGGAGACTTCAATGCCGGAATATCTTGATGTGTTCGTTGCACCTATCCGCGATAGCGACGTGGCGAAGGTGCTGGTCATCGCCGTCATGGCGCTGACCGTGGCCGATGTGATTTTCGGCGTGCTCAACGCATTGATTCACAAAGAGTTCGAGAGCGCGAAGATGCGCGAGGGCATCGCACACAAGTCAACCACGGCAGGCGCGATATTCGTTGCCTGCATCATCGATGCCACCATCAGCGCAGGTGTCGACCTCGGCTATCCCGCTCCCGTGCTCGCTTCCGTCTGCTCCTACATCATCCTCATGGAGGTCGCATCGCTGTTGGAAACCTTCGGAAAGCTCAACCCGCAGTTCCAGGGCTCACCGCTCTATCAGCTGCTGGCCGCAAGCCATGTGGTGGAGGGCGAAGAAGCCTAACCAGGATAGACAGCACGAAACCGAATGCCGCCGACAAGGCGGTTTTCTTTTAAGGAGGCATTATGACACCGCAAGAGCAGGTCGTTGCCTACGTTAAATCGCAGATTGGCTACTACGCAACCGCAGCGAAGCGCAACAAGTACGCGCAGGCGCTCGATGCCATGGGATTCATCTACAACGGCGCGAAAAACGGCTACGACTGGTGCGATGTGTTCGCAGACCACGCCTATATTCACTGCTTCGGTGCCGAGACGGCCTTGAAGATGATCAACCAGCCGAAGTACGGATGCGGCGCAGGTTGCTCGTATTCGGCTGCTTACTACCGAGCTGCAGGCCAGTGGAGCGATTCGCCGCAGCTGGCAGCGCAAATCTTCTTCGGCAAGCGCGGCGATGAGGGGCATACGGGCATCGTTGTCGGCTACGATTCCACCTTCGTCTACACCGTCGAGGGCAACGTGGGTGGGGGAGGCGGCATGGTCGGCGCTCGCACCCATCGCCGCAGCGATTCCAACATTGCCGGTTACGGTATCCCCAAGTGGCCGCTCGTTGGCGGTTCCTCGAGCCCGAGCAAGCCTGCAGCCGACACCTATGACCCCAACAGCAAGCTCGAGATCGATGGCATCTTCGGCAACCTCACCGCCATGAAGCTGCAGCATCAGCTCAAGCAGAAGGGCTACTACACCGAAGCCTACATGGCGAAGCTGGGATACAACGGAATCGACTGCTGGATTGACGGCGATTTCGCGTTCTACACCAAGCTTGCGCTGCAGGGGTATCTCAAGGCGAAGCAGTACTACAAGGGTTACAACCTCGATGGCGATTTCGCCTACTACTCCGTGCTCGGCCTGCAGAAGTACCTCAAGAAGCTCGGATACTACACGCAGGAGTTCATGGCGAAACTCGGCTATCAAGGCATCGACTGCTGGCTTGATGCCGACTGGGGCGAGTTCACCACCATCGCCCTGCAGGCCGCGATGAATGACGGCAAGTTCTGATGCAGGACACAGTTGCCGCGATTCTCGCCTTGACCCTGTTCGTTGCGAGCATGGTCACGATTGCCTTGATCATTATGAGCTTCTAATCTGACCTCTCCATCTCCCTTCCCCCTTGTGGAATGCCCTCACCGCCTGGTTTCGGGTGGTGGGGGCATTTCGCATTTCCGCAGGTAAACGGCTTGTTGTAAGGCGATTTAAGGGCATGGTTTGCTCGAAGATGACTATTTACCCATGGGTATTTGATATTCCATATAGGAATATATTCCATATCGGATTATCCTCGAAACCCAACGCACGGAATGAACCGCTGCATTGTGTTTTCAAGGCGCACCTATTCAAAGCTGCAATCCATAACAGTCCATAACGTATATGTAAAACCGTGCAAAAGTGAGGAAAAGTTACAACTATCTAGAACACAAAACCGCAGGTAAAAGGCTTAACAGCATCATGTTTCTTTGACTGGGGGTCAAGGGGTCGCTGGTTCGAATCCAGTCCACCCGACCACGAAAACGCAGATGGGACGGCATTTTTGCCGCCCCATCTTTTTTGTTCGGCACCTGTGCAATCCATAACAATCCATAAGGAATTTCGGCCTATGCAATAGAGTGCCGATTCTATGCACCCGCCACGATGGCAGACATGGCCGCTGCAGATTGCTCGTAGGTCGCATCGCCGGGGTTGAGGTAGTTCGAATACAGCACAGGCGAGTTATCCGTGCGCCCTTGCATGGCGTTGATGATCGTTCGGTCAACGCCTGCCTGCTGCATGAGCGTGGAGTAGGTCGCACGCATGCGCCCAATCTCAACGAATGTGAGCCCTTCTAAGGCGGCATCTTTTTCGAACAGGGCTCTCCATCGTTTCGGGATGTAGGAGGGCGATAGGCGTTGTCCTGTTAGCTTCCATCCGTCTTTGATGTAGCGCCGCGACTGGCAGATTGGCCCATGCCCACGGCACTCGTAGAGCGCATCGCTGAATGGTGGCCGCATAGGCACCGCTCGATAGCGCCTATCGTTCTTCGGCACCTTCATGCCATCTTCTGCCGTGTAGGCGCTCGATACCTTGATCGTGGCCGACCAGTGCTCTTGACCGTCGAGCATGAGAATATTCTCAAATAGAATATCTTCCCAGTCGATTGCCAACGCTTCCGAGCGCGAGAGCCCGCACCCGACCATGACGAGCCACAGCGGATAGAGCTGATCGCCTTTAAGCTTCTCGAGGGCGATGGCAACCTCTTCGGCGCTCCACACGGGCAAAGGCGTGTTGCGCCTGCCTTTGGGCATCTTGTAACGGTACTCGCCGCCCATGGGCGCATCGTCTTTCAGATGGTCGAAGTGCGCTTGGTTGAGAATCGCCCTCAAGGTGCGCACGTAGTTCGGCGCGGATTGCGGCGGGAGCTGGTTAATCCACCGCTGAATCTCGATGTTGCTTATCCTGGACAAGCCCCATTGCCCGAATGTGGGCGCGATGTGGGCGCGATAGTGGCTGTCGTAGGTGTTCGCGTTGGCGTTCGTGGTGGTCGCGTGCTTCATAGGCGAGAAGTAACCCCAAAAGTACGCATCCAAGGTCATGTCATCGCCCGTGGATAGGCAACGGCCCATCTCGCCTGCCAGCTCCACGATGGCGGCATCTGCTTCTATCTCGTTGCCGTAGATCGTTCTCGTTGCCGTGCGCTGCGTGCCGTCCTTGCGGTATCCCGCGCTAACGCGCACTTGCCACACGCCCGGGCGAATCTCGCGCTTGCTGCCGAGTTTTGATCTGTTGTGCGATAATGCCATAAGGCAACCTCCTGTCTGGTGGGAGCCGCGCCCTCATGGCTGTTTGGTCGCGGACATGAGGGCTTTTTTCTTTTGAAAAGGGGGCAGTTATGCGTGAACGGATTTATAAGCTAGTGGAGCAGCCTGATGATGCCGATGCAGATTGGTACGACATTCTCTCGATCATCCTCACCATTGCCAGCATTGTTCCCCTTGCATTTAAGGGTACCAATCAAGCATTCGCTGCCGTCGAGGTGCTTGTCACCGTATTCTTTACGATTGACTACATCTTGCGCTGGGCAACGGCTGACATTAAGGCTGGAAAGAGCGGCTTTAGGCCGTTTCTGCAACATCCGTTCACGTTTTCAGCGGTGCTAGACCTCCTTTCGCTTCTGCCGGGGTATTTTGCCGTCAACCAAGGCCTGCGCCTGTTGAGGGCGGCGCGACTTGTGCGATTGCTCAAGATGACTCGCGTATTCCGCGCCATGAGATATTCTTCTAGCTTGATGCTCATTGGCAGGGTGCTGAGACGGCAGCAGGACTCGCTCAAGGCGGTTTCTGCTCTTGCAATCGCGTATGTCCTGGTTTCTGCTCTCATAATCTTTAACGTTGAGCCGGATTCCTTCGGGTCATTCTTTGATGCCATCTACTGGGCAACCGTTTCGCTCACCACGGTTGGATATGGTGACATTTATCCCGTCACAACAATTGGCCGCATAGTTACCATGGTTTCCTCCGTCTTCGGCATTGCCGTTGTCGCACTTCCCGCCTCGATCATCACGGCTGGCTTTATGGAAGAACTGCAGGCTAAGATAGATAACCGTCAGTCCTCAAAATCCGTGTCCTCATAGAGCAACTTGACCATTTCATCGAGCGAAATGCCGAGCGCCTTTGCAATCGCATAGGCCTTGTGCAAGCTCGGCTCTTTAGATGTTCCCTGCATGAGATTGCCTATAGACGATCTGCTTGTGCCGAGCTTTGCGGCAAGCTCTGCCTGCGTCATGCCAGTCTTATCTAGGTACTGCTGTAGGAGCTCTTTGAATTCCATGGCCTACTCCGGAATTGTGACGTTCTGAAATCGGGACAATTTAAGTATTGCAGTACCGCTTTCGGTACGCAATACTAAAGACGTACCGAATTCGGTACCAAGTAGCGAAAGGAGGGAAGACATGGATGACATGAAGCAGATTGCGGCAGCGAACATCTCGAAGCGACTTAACGACTACGTTGCGGAGAACGGAACCACGAAGGATGCCGTTGCCCGCGAGATCGGGTGCAGCAGAACGGCGCTGTTCCAAAAGCTTAGCGGGAATTCTTCGTTCTCGCTGTTCGAGGGATACGCGCTCGCTCGCATGTTTGGCTGCAGCACGGATGAGTTCTTTGTAGAGGCGTAGAAGGAAACGCCCTCACCTGCGGGCACAGACGAGGGCAGTGACATGAAAGGAGTCACCCACATGTCAAACGAGATTATAAGGCAGTTTGACAACACGGAGTTTGGTGCTCTGCGCGTTGTCAAAGACGATCAAGGGGAACCGTGGTTCGTGGCGAAAGACGTTTGCTCAGTTCTCGGGCTGGGCAATGCGAGCGAAGCGTGCCGCAGCTTTGATAACGACGAGAAGGGTATCACTATTGCTGATACCCCTGGCGGCAAGCAGAGCATGACCACCGTTAATGAGTACGGTCTTTACCGCCTAATCCTCAAGTCGCGCAAACCAGAAGCCAAGGCTTTCCAGCGTTGGGTCACGCACGAAGTTCTCCCGGCAATCCGCAAGGACGGCGGCTATATGGTCGCACGCGACGAAACGCCCGAAGAGACCATGGCACGCGCTCTGCTCATCGCGCAATCCACCATCGAGCGGCAGACCGCGCAAATCGCCGAGCTCAAGCCCAAGGCGCTGTTTGCCGATGCTGTAGCAGCTTCCGATGGAACTTGCCTTATTGGCGAGTTGGCGAAGATGTTGCGTCAGAGCGGCGTTGATCTAGGCCAGAACCGTCTGTTCGAGGTCTTGCGTGAGCAAGGCTTTCTCGGCAAGAGCGGCAGCAATCGCAACGTTCCCACGCAGCGCGCCATGGAGATGGGCCTTTTCCGCATCAAAGAGACGGCCATCACGCACAGTGACGGCCACGTGACTATCTCGCGCACGCCCAAGGTCACGGGCAAAGGCCAGGTCTACTTCCTCAAGCGTTTCGGAGTGATGGCAGATGCCTAAGACCGTTGAGCGCAAGTGGATGCCCATGAGCGTCTGCGCAAGGGAATATCTCGGCGTTTCGCCCGACCTCCTGCGCTCCGCAATCGTGGCAGGCGAACTTCCCGCCATCGAGAAGCCCAAGACGCGCAGGCGCAAGCCCAACGCCACCCGCGAGAACCACCATTGGTGGGTCAACACCGATGACGTTGATGCCTGGATGCGCAGCCATCCGCTCGTATTCCCGTAGCCACCTGCGCATGGCCTGTTGCCGCCTAACCTTTCAGCGACCAAGCGCCGAGCAATCGGCCCGGGTAAAGGGCGGGGAAAACAACAGACGCCTTGCTCCGTAGTTCCTCACATCCGCCTTTGCAGACCATGCGCAGGCGGTTCCCACCAGACAAGAAAGAAGTTAGAGATGTTCACATTCAAAAACACATGGCCCATCTACCTGCTCGCGCTCATCATCGGCATGGGATTGGGGCTGTAATGGCTTCGCCGAAGATGCTTTACGTGTGGGTGCCGTCTAACAGGCGTGGCCGCGACGGCGCACCAAAGGCCATGGACGGCCTAAATGAGATCATCGCCGACAACCGGGCGAACAAGTTCAACGGCGCGCGCATCGAGCGTGAGAACGTCGAGTGGGTCACCTGGTACGTCATGCAGGCCATGAACCGACAGCACTGGAAACCGATGCTCGATAAGGAGACGGCGGTTCCCTGCAAGGTGCTGGTCACGTTCGTTGAGACGAGCGACCGACGAGACGTTGCCAACGTGTTCGGCGGCGGGCTCAAGTACACGCTCGATGCGCTCACGAGGGCGCAAGGCCGCAAGGGCGGCGCTGGAGCCATCTACGACGATTCGGTGCGCTGGCTCTCGGAAGTTGTTCCCTCTATCCGCATCGACCCCATGAATCCGGGCATCGAGATTA